TGTATGAACATTGAGCTTTTGAAGTGCAATAGTAAAGTATTTCTCTGGTGAAGTTGTTGGTGCCTAAGGTGTTTACATCAGCAGTTAGATTTTCGCTTGAACCGTAGTACTCGCGCCAATCACTGTCAATTTTGGTTCTAATTTTCTTTTTTTTCTTGATGCCGTTTTTTTGCTTGACTGTTTTGTATGTGGTTTTTGAAAATTTAGCTAGTTTTTTGCCTATGTACTTGCGACCAGAAAGATTATTAGTAATCTGATAAACAAATCCTATGCATTCTTCGGGCAGTGTCTCAACTGGAGTGTTTTGATAGTGCCATGTCATGCGAGAATTTGTTGTGTTACCTTTGCAGTATAGTTATCTCTTTTACCATGTTGTGGCATATTTTTCATCAACCACTGAGCTCTTGCATTTGGACTGGCATTCCTGCCACTTAAATGACTGAAACTCAGCTGCCCAAAAAGGGTCTGTGATTGAATCTGCAAGTGTTCTGTTGTGTAAATTGAAGTTTTCTGCCTGTTGTTGCCAGTCTGAATTGTGATTGTATCTATTGGCCACCCAGCAGCAGGGAAATAATCTGCCACGAGCATCAATATACAAGCCCTTGTTACCTATCTCGCACAAGGGTGTTATATCATTGCGACTTTTGGTTTGATTGAATAATTTTAAGTTTGTTAACGGAATTTCTTGCCACTCACCTGCGTCTGATAACGCAACAACTTCACGTTCAAAACGATGGGTGCCGCTGACAAATTTTACACTGGGTTCGAGTGGATCGTCAACACCATAGGACGGATATACACTGCCAAACTTTGTGCTCTTGGTCAATTGAAATCTGTCAACACCAAGTTGCTTGGCAATTTTTTTCATTGTGTCTATCTGGTGCTCGTTGAACTTGAATGCAATTGCGGCCCAGACTATTTGACACTGGCTTGCGGCCCTAAGTGCCGTTAGTCCTGCAACTATGCTGTCATAATCGCTGTTCACACGATATAAATTATTACTGGCGTTATTGTATCCGTCGATGCTGAAGTGTACACTGTCTTGCTCGTCCAAGCATTGTCCTAGATTATTCCACCAGGATACTTTTTTGTGACTACCATTGGTCACAATCACAATCTCCACAGGCTTGATGCTTTTGATGTATTGTATTACAGGTATCAGATCATGGGCGTATATAGGATCACCGTCATCGCCGCAGAATGTAATTTTTTCTACGTTGGCCCTCACAAACTCAGGAGTAAAATTACGCCTGAAGAATTCTAAGTCAAGTTCAGTGTTGACTAGACCATCAGGAACTTCTTGACGAGCACACCTTGGACACCGCAGGGTACACTTGCTGGATATTTCAATATGGAAATGCCAGGTTGCCAGAGTCATGCCAGTTCAACCTCAGTGTTGTAGTTGGTGAATCCATTTTCTTTCACAACCTTGAGTATGTTTTCTACTCGCCCGCTCAGTTCGTCTCTGTGGCTCACTAACCAGATGCTCTTGTGACGTTCGCGACTCATGCGCTTGAGCAGGGCCAGGGCATTTTCCACCCCTGCTGTGTCCAGACCATTGTCAATCAGTTCGTCCACAAACAACAGATTGATTGGCGAGTACAGGCTTTCCCATACATCACGGAATGCAAAGTTCAGACTCAAGATCAGCCTAGTGCGTTCACCTCTGCTGAGATTGTCAAAGTCCAGTTCACGACCCAGCTCTTCGATGCTGACAGTGAGATCGTTCTGAAACTTTACAGTGTGTGGCAGGCCAATGCGATCCAGATAGTGAGTGAGTCTTGCGTTGAGATAACTCAAGTTTTGGTCAATGATTTTCTTGCGAACAAAACTGTCTTTGCTGGTCAGCAGCTTGAGCAGGAAGTCCTGATGCTCTTGCAGTCGATTGAGATCGTTTAGTGCATCATAGCTCACCGTCTGCAGAGCCTGATGAGTCATGTCTTCAATCTGTTCTGTGTACGGATCCTTCTCTTCACCTTTGGTAGCAATCTGCGTCAGCAGTGTGTTCATGAGACTGCGATGCTCAACCGCCTGCGTTTCTGTGTCATAGTATGTGACTGGCTGTGTGCCAATTTCTACAGGTGTTTGCTCTGCCAGTTGTTCAGCATAGGGATCCATTTCTGCACGTTTGGCATCAATCTTGGATTGAATATTTTCCAGTTCGCTGGAATGTCGGATCGCCTCTGTTTGTGTTCGGTAGTGTGTAGTAGGCCGGCTACCCAGTTCGCCCAGCTTCAGCAAGGCATCTGTGTTCTCGATCCATTGAGTGTTAGTGGACAAGGCCTGTAGTGCAGCTTCCTGCAAGGCTTTTTCTTTTGTGGCTAGTACAGTTTCGTGGCCGGTGTCATGAAAGTCTTGACCACATGCATAACACTTGTGATTCTTTAGTTCTTCAATTTCAGACTTGAGTTTGTCAATGATCTTTTTTTCTTTGGCTTCATCGGTAACACACCTAGCAATTAGTTTTTCTAAGTCAGCAATGTCCTTGGCTCGTTGAGTATAAGCAGCCAAGTCTACATGTGCTTGCAGTTCTGTTGAGATGTTGATATGACTGAGTTTGTTATATGTTGATTCCAACTCAGCCGTGTCTTTGTCTTGTTTTTGTTTCCAGGCAGTTTGACGACCAACCAGAGCAGTATATGCATCCTGTTGTTGTTTTTTTGTGGACCACAAGGCCAGATCTCGGTGAGCTAGCAATTCTACAGCAATATCAATCTTGGCAAGATCATCATATTGTGCAACAAGATATGCTACATCGCTGTCGTATTTTTTCTGCCACAGCACTTGTCTACGTTTTAGACTTTCGATCTGTTCTGCAATACGGCTGTTGGCTTCGATCACTGCTCTGATTCTAAATTCTTCTTGAGACACAGCATCTTTGGTGCCTCTGGACAATTCCTTGATTGCATCAGCACGTTCACTCAACAGTGTGATGCCCAACAATTGTTCAATTATGGTCCGTTGCTCATTGGCCTTCAGGCTCAGAAATGCTTCGGTATAGGTGTTGAGAGCCAGCACCTGTTTGAACATGTCGTGACTCATGTTCATGGTGCGTTCGATTGCGTCCTGTGTTTCTCTTGAATCGCCCTGTGCTTCGTCTGTGGCCACCGTGGCTTCGTTGTTCACATAGAATCGCAACACATTGGGTTTGCGCCCACGTTCGATTCGATACTCAGCACCATTGACTGCAAAATCCAGGCTGACCAGCATGTTTTTGCCGTTGGTCTTGTTTACCAGATTGTCTTTTCGAATGTTTGAGAGTGCATTACCATACAAGGCATAGCTGAGAGCATTGATAATAGTGGTCTTGCCTGTGCCGTTGCGACTGCCATCTCCACCGAGATCCAAATTTTCGCCCAGCACCAGAGTCAGATCGTTGCGATCAAAGTTGACACCTTGTGTGGCATTGCCCACACTCATGAAGTTTTTAACAGTTAAATTTTTAAATTTTATCATCTCGTGTTTTTAATGCTTCTTGATAATGCCGATACAGCATGTTTTCCACTGCATCAATTTCTCTATTATTACGCCATTGTAGATCAATGTTGGGCATGACGTACTGTTTGATAAAATCAAACGCTACCAATGGTGTAGGTTGTAAAATTCCCAAATCCAAGCTAGAATATTTACTTTTACGTTTAAAGTCACTCATGCCTTTCCAATGCTCGTGGCAAATCCAATTGGCATCAATTCCAAGATACTCACTGTTGTCTACCAGCATGAATCGATAGTCAATACCACGTTGTTCAAGTAACAGTTTAGCATACTCAACGTACAGTTGCGACCTTAATTGGTGCTGTGTGACAGATATATATTTCTGATGGTATTGCTGTATCTCCGGAGCGGTAGATCCGCTGCTGATCCAGAACTTGTTGACTCCATCATCAACTACATTGTCTTTGTACACTGCATCACGGGCAATAATATCATGCCAAACCGCTGGATCATCATGAGCAAGCACTAGATCCAATCGGTCCGGCCGAGCCCACTGTATTATCACTGTGTCGGCAGAATCAAAATGTTGCTTTAGTTGGTTAACAATGAACTCGTTGCCAGCGCCATATCTGCTGCGATTGTCAAGCTCTAGGTCTTTGGTCATCAGCTTGATAATTTCAGGCCACTTCCAGTATTTTGGATACCAGCACGGAACCGCAACACTATCGCCATATCCATCTGACAGGGCCAGCAATCTCATGCAATCAGTTTCCTAATCTGATCAGTGTTGGTAAAAAAGTTGGCAAAATTGTTGTGCGGCACTTCGACAGCATACTTCAACCAGATGTAATAGTATACCACTGCCTGAGTCCAGATATCTGTAATATGTGTCAGATCTTCGGACTGGTTAGCTAACACACACGATAGCACGGTATTTGCAGTTACCAATGGATCGATGTATATAGAATTTGCCCGGCGCCATTCTATCCATAAATCGTAAAAAGCATCTGTTTTTACAACAGAGTTTAGTATAGTGTAGCAGTCTTCGTAATTGGTGCATAATTCTCCTACATCAAGAGAATTTTCATCTACTTCGCGCCAGGCAGATTGCAAAGGGTGATCACGTAGATATAAAAAATATTTTTCTCGTCGTGCCCACGGCTGGTCTGTGTCCCAGTCGTCAATAGGCAATTGTTCTTCAATACTACTTGCCATGGCTTTTTCAATCATAGTACGAGCAACCACTGGCCAACTGTATTTAGAATAACAAATTTTGATAGTAACTGCATCCGGAAATGTAGATCTAAACTTTTCAGATTCGTTATTGATTCCGTTGTCAACTAGAACACAATAGTTTTTATCGCGTAAAAATTCAATGCCGCCTGGCCAGCATTCATGAAAATATTTGGGTACTACTAGATCTAGATCGTGACTGTTGCCATTGTTGGAAAATTTTAATAATTTTTTTGGTCTTACAAAATTGTTTCCATGTAGAGTCAGTATCGCATTAACAAAATGACCAAATCCTCCGCTAGGATACCACACACAGTAGATCATAAAGTTTGATAAATTTTCAATAGTAGTTTGTTGTCATAAAACTCAGACTCAATGTTGGTGAGTTGGTCGGTGACAATTTGATCTACTGATTCAAACTTGATCTCACCAGGAGCCATGTCTGTGTCTACTGCGCTCAACTTGTTGGGTATCAGGGCCATCTCTCTCAGAGAGTAGTCTTTGATAAATGTTTCTTTGATAAAGTTGGCTTCTTCGTAGCTGATTTCAATGTCCAGTTGCACACGCACATGCATACCAGGCCGCAAGATAGTGGCAGCATTGTCTATGATGTTGCTGAGGCCAAACACACGGTATCTGGGCTGATCGGGCCAGGCATGGAACTCGGGCTCCTGACCCCATTCCAAGATCATCATGCCGCGTTCGTCGTCGCCGGCATCTGCGTAGTTGTGCGGAAAACAATTGCCAATGTAGGTGATGTTCTTTTTGGTCTGCCGTTTGTGAAAGTGTCCAGTGAACACATGTTCAAAGCCAGTGAAGTGTTCGCGTTGAACTTCACCGTGATCTGGCATTTCGATCTGTGCATTCATCAAGTAACCAGGCAGCTCAAAGTGCCCAAACATGTACTTGCCGGTCAGTTTGGGTATGCGGCGATGATCGTCAGCCACAAGCCAAGGAGCAATGACCACATTACCACTGCTAAACCAGTCATTGCATATCTGCACATTGGGGAGATGTTTGGCCCACTCAACGCTCTGAATATCTCTCTTGTCCCGGTAGTACAGGTCATGATTCCCAGGAATAAAATAAACACGTTCAAAATTGTCATTCATGTGCTCCAGAGCTTGTAGGCTGTAGTTGAGAGTCACAATGTTGAGACTGGCTCGATTGTTGTGCCAGTCGCCTAGGAACAGGCAGGTTTCGCAACCTTGCTCTAGTGCCTTGGCAGTGGCCCATTTCACAAAGTTCAGACAGTCTTCGTTGTGTTGAGTACTGTTGCTCTTGAGCCCAAAATGTATGTCTGTGAAGACCGCGGCTTTGCGAAATAGATTTGTCATTGGTTCCCTTAATCCACAAGTTTACAATCTATAGCTGCTGAAGTCAACGACTTTGGCAGATCAAGTCTCAACTGGGTCAGTTTCGGTTGTGGTATAGGTTGTGATTGTGACCGGACCACTCATGGCTGCCATTGAGTGCTTGCCAGAATTCTGTCGTGTCCATGACGGATTGAGTCCGTTCATCTCCAGAATGTCATCGCGAATGTTTTGACTTTTCTTTTCGATGTTCAGGATACGAGTAAAACTATTGGTAATAGCGGCAGTATAATACGCAAAAGGATTCTGCGATTTGGACTCGTCAAATTGCAGTCCAATCTGGCTGAGTTGCAGCAGGGCTTGTCCACGCATTTCTTCATTGTAGGTGTATCCTCTCCAGTTGGATCTTGTGGCATAACGTTCGCACAGTTTCATGAACATCATGGCCAACTTGCGGGTCATGTCACCGTGGTCCTTGGAATATACACCTGTGGCCAGGTCTCCCTGCCAGTGACTGCGACCCACAATAAACGGCACCTTGGCGTCGTCTATTCTGTAGTGTTCAAACGGCGGGAAGTTCACACGCACATGATTCAGATCCAGCACAGGCGCATCCAGAATGTCAGCCAAGGGATCGTCTTCAACCACATCGTCAAGATCCAGAATGTCTTCCAGTTTGCTGCGCTTCTTGGCTTCGGCCTTGGTGATTTTCTTGGGTGCCCGGGGAATGTGATCCCAGCAGGATATGCGAAACACAATGTCTGTGTTGGGGATTTTCTTTGGATCCACAATAGTGCCTTCGCGCCGGAGTCGATCGGCTCGATTGCGGCGTGCTTCTGCTATGGTTCTTTGATTGATTTTGTCACGAGATGGCAAAATAATATCAAATTGGTGATCCAGCACAGGATCCTGATACCAGCAATAGTTGTTCTTGCTTAGGTGAATTTCTTTGAGAATATCTCTGTTGTTGAGATAGTTGACGCGGGGAGCCGCTTTGGGTAGTAATGACATGTGTGTCGAGATCTCCTGATATGTACTTAGTATAACACATTTTCACTAGTTGTCAACCTTTTGTTTAACTACGCCGTTAAAAATTTGGGTAAATAAGATATAGGAAACAATAATCATGGCACAGCCGTACGATCCAAAAAAAGCAGAAACGTTTAATAAACTTCGTCAACAAGGACTGAGTATAGGTGACGCTGCACGCCAAGCGGGAATAGCTGATCAAGCCGGCGATGGAACTTATGTAATCACTGGAAAAAATCTTCCTGATCCTCCTGGGGGAACGAATCCCAACCCTGGCACCATTGGCCCTCCCGTAGCAGGAACCCAAAAAAGACTCGGTGTTGATTACGATAACATAAGTGCTGCTGATGCAGCAGAAAATGCTAGGTTTGACAGAGGGCTAGATTCATCATCAAACTTTGAAGAAGTTGATTATCAGGTAGCAGCCAAAAATACGCCTGGCAGCAAAGTAACGCCAATCAACTATGTCACAACCAGTACAGAAACTGTGAGCGGCGGCGGATCTACCACTGTAACATCTGGACCCAGAGTTCCCAACGCAACCAGTCAGTCACTACAACCAGCAATCAATGCAAAACAAGCTGAAGTTAATTCTTTTATCAAAGATAATCCTAGTAACTGGGAGAGAGAGAGAAAAGGCCTTTCGCTATTGACGCCGGAACAAGAAGATCAAAGAGACGCCAAGTTACTTGCACTTAACAAAGAAAAGAGCGCACTTAAAAACAAACAAATTGACGCCGAATCAACTACGCCGCCAACGGTAACCACAGTACCCAATACCACAACAACCACACAAACAGTTACCACAGGAACTGCCAGCACCCGTCAGGAAGTTGATCCTGAAGCTGATCAAAAGTTATCACAGGAAAACGAAACTCAACTGGATGCCACTACTTCGCCAGCCAATGCATCTACGGCCACTGCTGCAACCCCGGTAGTAGACGGGGCCGGTGCAGGCGCTGGGCGCGGATTTGTTAATCCACCAGTAGCCAATCCAGACACTGCTGCACCTGAACCAGTGGCAGAAGCCGGCGCCGGGCGTGGATTTGTTAATCCACCGGTGGTTACCCCAGAGGTTGAAACTCCTGCCCCTGTTGAAAATCCTCCTTATGATGATTTTGCAGGAGTTGATGAAGCAGTAGCAGCAAGGGCAGCTGAACCAGTTGACACACCGTTAACGGCTGCACAACAAGAAGCTGCTCTTGAAGAAGCTTCAGCAGGCGCCACTCTCAGTGCCGAAGATGTTGACGCAGCCAATGACAGAGACCTAGAAGTCCAGGAAGAAATTAGAGCGGAAGCAGCCGACGGTGGGATAAGTTTCCCTGACACCAACAACGACACCACCTCAGCCTTCAAGGCTCAGGTCAAGAGCCAAGGCACCCTGCAGAGTCGTTACAAGCAGCCTGGTAACGGTGACTGGCGTGTTAGACTCAGCCTGGCTCCCAACAGCGACTATCTTTACAATGCAACAGAAGCTGGCATACTAGGACCACTCACTGCCACCAACGGAGTAATATTTCCTTATACTCCAAAAATCAGCACAAGCTACACCGCAGACTATGCAAAGACCGAGCTGATACATTCCAACTATCGCGGCTTGTTTTACAAAAGCAGCAGCGTGGGTGACGTACAGATAAATGGCACATTCACAGCGCAAGACACCAGAGAAGCAGCATACCTGTTGGCAGTGATACACTTTTTTAGAAGTGTGACCAAGATGTTTTATGGCAACAAGGATGCACAACGTGGAACTCCTCCGCCTCTGGTGTATCTCAGCGGCTACGGTGACTATCAATTTAGCAATCACGCCTGTGTGGTTACGTCATTTAATTACAGCCTGCCCAACGAAGTAGACTACATAAGAACAAACGGCCCCAACAACTTTGGTC